AGGGGAAGTCCGGCCAGATATCGGTGATGGGGATGTCCAAATACCGCGCGAACCACAGTTGCGCCTCTACATTTAGCGCCGTATGTCCACGGTAATACTGACTTACCGCCCCCGGCGTAAGCCCCCAGGCCAGTGACAGCTCTTTGAAGCTGATATCGGGTCGCTCGCGCTCGACACGCGCCCAAGCGGCCATCAGCGGTTCATGTGGGATCTGAGCATTCACCGCCTTGCGTCCTGCAGGCTTGCGGTTGGAATCCGGCATCTAAAGAACTGATAAGCAATAGACGGGCTAAAGAGTAGGGCGAATTGCATCGCGAATCTGCGATTCTTGTTTAGTTGACCTATTGCGGTTCCAGTTTCGTACAGCTAAAGTCCTTGGCCATGGAAAAGCTCCGATCCTGGCTCAAGACCCAAGACCAGACACAGGCTCAGCTCGCAAAGCGAATCGGCGTCACTGAAGGCGCGATCAGCCAGTGGCTGAACGGACACAGCAAGCCGTCTCGCGACAATTTGTTGGCGCTGTCTCAGCAGACAGGCATGTCGATCGAAGCTCTGATCGATGACCTGCCTGAGCGCGTCAATTAGTTGTTATGGCGCGCACTGTGACACAAAGCACCCGTCCGTATAGCGCGAAGCAACATAACTCGCGGATTGTCACGCGAAATTCACAGGCACTTGAATGTAACAGTGGCTGTGCCATTCACCGGGAATTCGTGTCCGGTCTCGATGTTGACCACATGAATGTGCTTGCCGAGAGCTGCGCATTTCTCGTTTGCGGCAGCCAAGGCATGCGACTGCGCGCCGGAGATCCCGCCCGCAGCAGGGGCGGCAGTGGCACCTGTCTGGTAGGTATCGTCATCGACTTGCAGGACAGCGGTATGCATCACGCAGCCGGCGAACCCCGCAGTCAAGGCGAATACGGCGATTCTCATTCGGACTCCTTCCTAAAGTCTTCTCGTTCTGCCGCCAGCATAGCTTTTTTCCCCCGACCACATACGCCCGTAGTTGGCTGCGTATCGCGTTCAGCAGAGCTGCTCGCGCGGGGATCCCTTTAGCTGACGAAAGTCAGCGGCGCCCTCGTCATGGCGCCTCATCAAATCTGACGGAGTTTGGGCCGGTGCAATCCCGGGTAGGTCCTCGCGAACTCTGACAGCGGCGAGGCGGCAATTGGCTCCATACGGGCATGGGGCTCTCGGCTCTGCGGCTTCACGCTGTGGGGTTTAGGGGGCTCTTTCACCACCGAACATGGGTCTTGGGAGAAGTCGGGTTCAGGGTCCGGGAGTAAAGCTCGGAGACAACAGGGTAGATCAGTCGGATGAAACAACTGTGGTTGAGTCAAAACGAGTTTGAACAGGGTCTCCATGTCAATTGCTCAGCAAAATTCATACCGGGATTGTAGCAGGTGAGTCGAGAAATCCCCTATCAGCCGATCCGTGAGCCTCGCAAGGAGGTTTCTCAGCAGGACATGCTCAACATCCTTGAAAAGCATTCCAAACGCCTATCGAAGGGGGTGATGCCCGATGCTGCCGCCGGATCACGATCAACTGCGGAACCCCCACATGTAGAGGCGGGGGTCGCATCCGCTGAAAACACGCTCCGATGGAACAAACCGGATCGAGGAGCGACCGGGGTTCGAACAGCCTGTGGGCGTTATAGCTGCAGCAAGGTCACGGTTAACGGGAAAACAACCTACGAGGCCTGGAAGCTGATCCCGGACGCCTCTTGGTTCAAACCGCTTGCGGTAGGTCTCGATAGCTTCGAGACGGCCAAACGTGTTGTTGATGAAGATTTTAAACGGTCGCTGGTGCCGCCCACCAGTAGCAGTCAACCCAAGGAGACATCACATGTCCACGACTGCGAAAGCAAAACAGCCTGAGAGCACAGTTGAGCGCGTTGAGATTCCCGCCCCGAAATTCCGAATCTTAGAACTCAAGATTGTGGGTGCGGCCCCTTTCGTCATGCACAAATTCAGCCAGAAGGCGCGCAATCAAATCATCGCAACGCAGATGGCTGGCTCACAGGCGAAAGGAAAGAAGGTACGAGAACCGAAAAACTTTGACGAAGTGTATGCGGGCGCCATGCACCTGACGCCGGAAGGCTGGCCGGGTATCCCTGCAGGAGCGTTTCGGAATGCGATGATTTCTGCTTGCCGAACTGTTGGATACAAGATGACGCACGCCAAACTCGCAGCGTTCATTTTAGCTGATGGTTATGAGAAGGACGATGAAACGCCTCTGATCCGGATCTATGGCGAGCCGATGCGGCACACGACCTACGCTCGCAATGACAACGGCAGTGTTGATATCCGCGTGAGGCCGATGTGGAAGAATTGGCACGCCATCGTTCGGATTCGATATGACAGCGGCATGTTCTCTCAGAGTGACATCGTCAATCTCATGATGCGTGTCGGAATGCAGGTTGGAATTGGCGAGGGTAGGCCAGACTCGAAAAACAGCGCTGGCATGGGTTGGGGTCTGTTTGATCTCGACCTGAGCAAGCCCGTCTCCGAAGTCAATGCTGCAGCTTGACGATCCAACTATGGCAAGTCTTTCGAAAGATGCTCAAGCAGAACTCGAAGAGCTTCGACGCCAGCACGGCGTCGTGGCTCCTCGGGCCATACTTCACTACGCCAGGAAGAAAACGACTGCACTTCATGGCTATTTCAATTGGGACAATACGGACGCGGCGGAACGCTATCGGATTTTACAGGCCGGTGCGCTGCTTCGGATGTATGTCGTGGTCAGGGACGAAAACAAACCTCCGGTTCGTGGGTTTGTATCGTTGATGCAGGATCGCGATTCCACTGCAAAAACGATCGGACTCGGGGCTAGACGGCATATCGATGATGTGATGGCTGATGACGCACTGAGAAATAATTTGCTGGAGACGGCTCTGCAGGAACTGAGAGCCTTCAAACGCAAGTATGAGTCGCTGAAGGAACTCTCAACGGTCTGGAATGCAATCGAGACAGTTGAGAGAACGAGAAAGCCCGAGAGTGAGATGCGCGCCAGCGCTTAATCATGGCTCGGGTTGGCGGGGCAGGCAAGGCGTGGAATGGCATCGTCGGGAGGGGCGAGGCAACGCAGGCAAGGCTAGGCCCGATAAGGAGCGGCGTGAATGGGCGGGGCAGGCAGCGCTAGGTGGGGCCCGGCGAAGAATGGCCCGGAAGGGCAGGCAGGGTGAGGTGAGGCACGGACCGTCAACGCTGGGACTGGCGAGGAGCGGAATGGCAGGCGAGGAGAGGCCGGGAATGGTCGGGCAAGGAGCATCGTGGCAAGGCGAGTTTCGGCAGGCATGGACTGGGCGAGGTTAGGACGCGTCTGGAAAGGCTGGGCATGGCAGGCAAACACATGGCAGACGACTATTTTTCATGGCAGTCGAAAAAGCAGCGCCGCGAAGGAGAACAGACGGTGCCGGTGCGCCATCTGTATCCCGCGCCGAAAAAGGACCGCATGAGCGATACCGGCATCCAACGGCTGAGCGGAAAGGGGAAGAAGCGATGATTCTCCTGGATCTGCCCATGGCCGTTCCCTCCCTCAATGCCATGAACAAAATGCACTGGGCCAAACGCAATCGGATGCGCGGTCAGTGGCAGTGGCTGGTACGAGCCGCGGTATTGAATGATAAGATCCGGGTCAAGCGATTTGATCCGGCCAAGGTGACAATCGAACGCTTTGGACCTAAGAAGTTGGACGACGACAACTTCCGAGGCGGTGCCAAGCAGTTGATGGATTCCCTCGTGGCCGAGGGATTTTTGGCGGATGACAGTCCAGATCATCTGGTAGCGCAGTACATCCAGCACATCTCGAAGACCGCACGAACGATCGTGCACATAGAGGATGTACATGGCGCTCGCACTCAGGTCGCTGCACGACCTTCCCAGTCTCACCGGTAACGTTGACCGTCGCTACCCCTTAGGGGATGCGCCCGTCATCCAGCCGGCCACGCTCGGTATCAATCTCGCTGCATTCAATGCCTCGAATTTCGTACTGACCAACTTCAACTCCGGTGGGACTGCGGTGGATTTCAACTACCGCCAGTTCCTCACCGGAACCTCCGCCCCAACGGCTACCATCTCCGTCAGTTCCGCCTCGGGGTTCTTGGGTGGCTGGGTGGTGGATGCGAGTGGCAACGGCATCTCGAATGATCTCACCGTATCAGGCTCCGGAAGCCTCTTCGTCTCAGCCAGTGATGGTGTGAATCCCCCGGTGAGCTTCCCGGTTCAGAACTGGTCAGTGTTGTCGCCAGTCCAGCAGACCGCCATCAAGCTCGTTACGGGCAATGGGTTCTGGCTCGACAACCAGTTTTGGACCGGCAGCAACGGCTTACCCGCGCAGGAACAGAGCAACTGGAATTCGCTTTTCCCCTTCTTTTCCAACAATTCGCTGGTCAAGTATTTCTTCATGGAATACACCTGGGGTGCCGGCGAACAGGTCCGAGGCAACTATTCCAAGGTGTTTGCCGATATCGATGCGGTGCTCGCCAAGCTGGCGACGGCCAGCACCAAGACCGGACTCATCCTGTCTCTGTGGATCGAGTTTTTCAATACGACCGTTGCCACGAACATCGGCCAATGGCCGCAGTACGTCATCAACAACGGCTGGATCTATCCCACCATTTCCAACGGCGTGGGACGCCTGCAGTTGAAGTGGGACATCGATGATGTGTGGGCCGCCTTCGGGGATTTCTGTGCGGCGATCTGCAACCGCTACAACGGCCATCCCTTGTTCTATGGCTTCTGCCCCATGGACGAGACCGACATGGTCTTCAGGGTCGATAATGTCACCCAGCCCTCCGGCAGCGGGCTCTCGCCAAATCAGACGATCCTGAATCCAACGCATTTCATCAGCCAGCTACAGGCGCTGTGCCTGCGTCTGCTCGCAGCCTTACCCAACACGCCGCTGTACATTCCTCTGAACTATCTGCCGCCCGGCGATAGCACGGAAGCACCCAACATGGCGAACTTTATCAACGCCATCGAGGCGAGATACCCCAAGCATGCGATCTACGGCGGACCCGATCCGTTCGTGCGCCAAACCACCTTCCAGAAACTGGTGGCCGGCCTCTACCAATCGACCACCGGTATGGGGGATATCCGCAAGAACATCCTGCTCATGAACCGGATTCAGGGGGCCTATCTCGGCAACCGCAACGATTCCAACGGCAATCCGATCAATCCCGGTGTGACGCCAGGGCAGATCTATGACAACGCGGTCACCACAAACAACTGCGTCATGCTCACTTGGAACTACGAGACCTACATGTACTACAAGGCATCCGATGAGTTCGCAGCGATCACCGCACGAAATGGAGTGGTAGGCACACCCCCCTCGGGTGGCAACTACCAGATCATCTGATGCCGCGCAATTTCGCAGGGACCGGATCATCGATGTCGGGGGCCGGAAACCCCTTCAGCAACTCCGGTCCCGGTGCATTGCTCGTGTGGCGCCGTACCGCGACTGTCGCCCAACAGGACAGCCGCTACATGCAACTCATCGTGAGCGGACAGATCCGGAGCGAATTGGGCACGGATGTCACCAGCAGCAGCGGCCGCACCTGCGCTTTGCAGCAGAATGCGAGCACCAATACCCAGGCCCTGGCGACGAGTGCGCAGACCGCGAACGTATGGGAATTGGATGTCGCGGCCTTCTCATCCTATCCCAACAACCAGATCGCCTATTCGGCCGGCGGCAAGAAAGCGACCAAGGCGGCGATCTCCAATCCCGGCACGGTGACCACGGTCCAGATCGGCGGCCGCGGGACCTTTGATCTGGCGCATGCGGCGATCATGACGCGCATCCCCACCGATCTCGAGGTGGCGGCCTGCGGACTGGGCTTCATCAGCTTGCGGGCCTTGGGGCTGAGCAACTACTACTACCTCAACACCGCGAGCGGCACAGAAACCGATCGAATCGGCAGCATCAATCTCGCCATCACCGGAACGGCCTCTACCTCCGGTGACCCCAACATGGGGACCTGGTTCACCGGGACCGCGATCCCGGATCAGACCTGGCCGCAGGGCGCGGCGATCACGAACATCGATCTCACGACGAAGTTCGACAACGGTGTCGCCTCGACCGCCCCCTGGACGGGCACGATCAAGCAGCTGGGGGCGGCAGGGACTCCGACCGCGGCCAACGCGCCGGGTACGGCTTCGACCGCGCTCACGACCTCTGCCGCGCTCACAGCAGGGCAATGGGTGAAGGTTGGGAACAATGCGCTCACGCCCGTCCTGTATGTCTCGGGCAATACCGCGCTCCTGCGCGATGCATTGACCTGGAACAACGCGGACACGGTCACCCCCTATCCGGTGGTGGCGTTGACCGCGATTACGAGCAACGGGGTGACGGTCAACGGCTCGAACGTGCTGACCGGCACGCCGGGCGCCGGAGCAGTCGGGACCTACACCAACTGCCTGTTCCAAGCCACCAACAACACCAATGCGACGGCGGTCACGTATTCGAACCTGTTCAACATCACCGTGGCCTCCTCGGGCACGGCGCCGTCCTTCTCCTCGGGCCCCACGCTCACGAGTGCCAATACCGACGGATACACCTTTGGCGCTACGAGCAACCAGACCGCCACCTGGTATGCCATTGCTCTCCTGCGCGGCTCTGCGACCCCGACGGGCGCTCAGGTGAAATCCGGCTCACCCACCGGGTTTGTGACCCGTGTCACAACCGCACTCACCGCGAGTGTTGCCGGTTCGTTGAGCTTTACCGGTCTCACCTTCCCGTTGTACGACCTCTATCACGTGGTGGATAACGGATCGGGAACCTCTGCGGTCGCCTCGTTCGTCTCCCTGTTCAAATCCCCGCCGGTGGGCAAGCAGTACGTCACTGCCGCGCTCAACACCATCACCTCCATCACCAAGGCCAATCCTGCGGTGATTGGGTTCTCGGGCGCGCACGGGCGCACCACAGGCGATTGGGTGGAAGTGTTCGATGTGGGAGGGATGACCCAGATCAATGGCACCTGGCAGCAATGCACGGTGGTCGATAGCACCCACTTGAGTGTCCCGGTGGACTCCACCGGATTCTCGACGTTCACCTCGGGTGGAAAAGTCACTTGGGGCCGATCGAGCTTCTATGGGGCCTCCACGCCGATTGTGAGTGGCGATGTGTTGATTGCCGATGCGACGGACGGGCAGGGCAATGCCGTGACGTTCACGGCCGAAGGGGTGGCGATCTTCGCGACCACCTCGACAGCCCGCCAGAGCTTTGTGAAGGATGTCTATGATATCTCCGCGGGTAACTTCATCGGTTCGGCCACCGAATACGAGAACGATGCACCGCCCATCCCGCCGGGTGGAACCACGCAGTTGCCCTTTGCGCTCTTCCCGCTGAATCAAGCCACCAGCGCGCCGATCGCTGCGCTCTTCGATGACCCGCAAGGCGATGACCTCACCAACGGCA